ACCCGGATGTACCCGATGTGCGTGAGTGGGGAAAGACAGGAAATCACATGCGGAACATCGTTCGCGCATTTCGTGATCTTCCTATGAATACAATCCTTACCGCGCTGGCTGACCCACAGAAGGATTCGAGCGGTACGGTCGTTATCTATCCGAGTGTGCCTGGAAAGATGCGTACCGAACTGGCTGGCTTCTTCGATGTGGTTGGTTTTCTCTACGCTCGCCCCGACGAAGAACAGGAGGAAATCAAGAGGATCATTCAATTCACAGGGACGCAACGAGTTATCGCGAAGGATCGTACCGCAACTTTGGGTCACTTCATCGAAAACCCAACGATCCCAGAGATGTTCGATCTAATCCACGGCAATGGAAAAGGAAAAGATAAATGAGCGTTCTCGATCTTAGTGGAGCCGACACATCAGGTTTTGAGGCACTGCCGACTGGCTCGTATGAATGTACTGTGTACGAGGCAGAGATGACCGAAGTGCGTGGCGGCGGGAAGCTTCCGTCCGGTACGCCGATGGTGAAGGTTCAGTTCCGCGTGAAGGACGGCGAAGAGCATGCTGGTCATCCGATTTGGACCAACTATCCTCTTCCCGACAAGAATTACGAGAATCACGCGAAGACTGTCGGCAATTTCGTCAACTTCCTGGTCGCACTCGGTTACGATGCGGCAAAGATCAAGTCGAAGGGATTCGATACTAAGAATCTCTCGGAGATTGAAGGGAAGGAATGTGTCGTCCGTGTGACGCGCGAGGAGTACCCGAAGGATTCGGGCGACTACACCAATCGCGTCAAGGGAGTTAAGCCTGCTGGTTCCGCCGCTGCAAGTGGTGGGTCGGGCGGACTTCTCTAAGCTTCCACCAGAGGAGAGGGGTAGGGAAACCTACCCCTCTCTTTTTCGGTTGACAACAATTTTGGAGGGGCAGTGTACCGCGACATCCGCGATCCTGAAACCATCGGTAAGTCTCTTATCGAGCTTCACCGCTTGTCTCCGTCCGTGCCGATTACCACGCTTGCAGACCAATATCTGCAGGAAGGTACCGCGCACCGCTGGTACGGTGAGAGTGAAAAAGATTATCACTCGCGTATTTATCCCCCTGACCCTTTCGCTTCAGGTAGCAATGGCAAGCTAGCAGCGTAGAAAACCTTCGCAGCTAGCTGCATGCCAGATACAGAAGTCCAAGTCGATTTCTTCCGCTTGATCTTCGGCGACCAGCCGGGGTATATTTGCATTGCTACAGAATCGGCTGTAAAAGGTGATTTCCGGCAGGAGTTCTTCGCGTGGCCGGAAGACGAATCGGTGGTGTATAACTACATCGCTCGTTGGAGGCCGCGCAAGAACATATGGTTCTGCATCAATCTCCTGTCGCACAAGAAGCGACTGAAGGAATACTGTCTCGGAACGAATCTTGTCTGGTCGGATATGGACACCGCCGATCCAGATGAAGTCGATCCCCCACCTTCAATTGTTATCGAGTCGTCCCCTGGCAGGTATCAGGCGATTTGGCGCCTTGATCGGACGCTCGATTCTTATGTAGCTGAGGACTACTCTAAGCGCTTCGCGTACTACTATGCGAAGAATGGTGCCGACCCTACGGGTTGGGACTTGACGCAGCTTCTCCGCGTTCCTCAGACTCTCAACCTAAAGTATGAAGAGCATCCTGAGACGAGGTTGCTCCGCTATACCGAGGCAACGCTGCCGGTTGAGTTCTTTGAAGCTCTGCCCGAGGTCACTCTTCGTCACGATATCCGTTCGGGCGAGGCACCCGACCTTAGCGAGCTACCTGCACCTGAAGAGATTATCAAGAAACACTACTCGCGTCTTCGTCGTGCCAACTTCGAAGATCGTTGGACTGAGATACCAGACGAGCATGAAGATTGGTCTGGCAAGCTTTGGGGTCTAATCAAGACGTGTCTGGAATCCGGCCTTTCACCAGAAGAAACGTACGTGCTTGCAACGCACTGTAACTTCAACAAGTACGAGCGTGACAAGCGACCGGCTCGTTATCTCTGGCGTGATGTAGTGAAGGCCAATGTTCAGATCGAAAACTTCGAAGCGATGGTTTCTACCGGCATGCTCGAAATGCCGGAGCTTATTCCTGGGCAACAATATGGAGAACTAACTAAATCATTCATCGATGAATACCGCGAGTGGGGGCAAAGCGCCACAGACGCTCCACCGCAGTACCACGATCTGAGTGCTTTCATCGCTTTGTCAGCGTTAGCATCGGGCAACATCTTTCTCGAAACATCATACGGTTCTGTCCGTCCTAACCTGTGGGGTCTTGTTCTCGGCGATTCCACGCTTACACGCAAGTCTACAGCTATGCGCATGGCTACGGAGATTATCAGCTTCGTGGACAAGAGCATCATGATTGCATCCGAAGGATCAATGGAGGGAATCCTGGATGAGTTGAGTACTCGTCCAGGAAAGCCGTCAGTGTTCTATCGCGACGAGGTTACAGGCTTCTTCTCAAGCGTTGCGAAGAAGGACTACCAAGCTGGCATGACGGAGTTCTTCACACAGATGTATGACGTGCCGCACTTCTTTACGCGGCGTGTGAAGAAAGGTCCGGTTTCGATCGAAGAGCCAGTCTTTATCTTCTTTGGCGGGGGTATCAAGGAAAAGCTATTCAACATCGCTGATGATTCGTACGTGTACTCAGGATTCTTGCCTAGATTTTTGATTGTTAGCGGCGAGACAGACCTGACTGCGTTGCGTCGAACAGGCCCGCCTTCGATGGAAGCGATGGAACAGAAGCAAGCGATCTATTCGAAGTTCACCGATCTATACAAGCTCTATGCTGTACCGGGAGATGTGGAGATTCTCGGCCAAGACTCGTCAGTGCGGACAAAGGTCGAAGCTGTACTGACAAACGAGGCATGGGAGCTATATGGAGACATCGAGTACAGGCTTGTAGAAATCGCAGCTAACTCTGCTAGGGCTGATGTTGCTCTACCGACATTCGAACGTCTATCACGATCGATGTTGAAGATGGCGGTGCTGATTTCTGCGGCGCGACAAAAGCCAGACAACAACTACCTTCAGGTAACGCCTGAAGATATCCTGCACGCTTGCAAACACGTTCAAGAGTGGGGGAACTACTCCATCGAAGTCATCAGCAACATCGGTAGGACGGTGTTGATTCGTGTGTTGGAGAAGGTTCTCCATACGATTGAACGCAATCCAGGTATTACGAGGGGTCAGGTAATGCGTCTAACTAATCTCTCTAAGAGAGAAATGACAGAAATCGAAGAGACGCTCGAAGAGCGTGGTCAAATCAGAGTTGGGAAAGCAGCCCGTGGCGGAAAAGCCTACTCAGCTATCTAAAGAACGCGAACTAGCATGCTCACTCGGGCAGCATGCGTGGGCATTCGATGACGAAGACATTCGCTTCCGCGTATGTGTTTTCTGCGCGGCAGTAGAATACTATGGAGAGGAGAAGAAAGGTGGAAAACGAGGAGTTTCGAAGCCTGGAGGAACTTCAGGCAGCGCTTGACGAAGAACAAGCCGAGTGGCAGCGTCGTGGTATAAGCCTCAATGCTGTGCAGCTAGGAGCGTTGACGCCGCTCATGCTCGACTTCACTACCAAGGTTCAAGCTATAGCGAATGTGCTAGTGCTTAAGGGCATCATCACTGAAGAGGAATTGGCTTTCGAATTCAAGAGTATCATGCTCAACAATCTACGAATCCTGCGAGAGCAAGCTCCTGAACAAGACAAGGATGCTATCCGCCGGCAAATTCTCGAGGGTGCGAAGGTTAGGTTGAATGGTGGGAAACTCCCCTGGGAACGGTAAAATGCTGATTGGGCTGAAAGGCTACAAAGGGGTTGGTAAGGATGAGGTAGGTAACTATCTTGTACATCGGCACGGGTTTACCAAGCATGCTTTCGCGGGAAAGTTGAAAGAGGCGCTGGCCGCATTGTTCGACATCTCCGTGGATCAGGTAGATGACTTCAAAAGAGACTACGGTGGAAGCTTGCCGCGAGTTGAAGTACATATCGACATCGGCGGAACGGTCGATTACTCGCATTCGTGGCGGGAGATTCTCCAGCGCTTCGGAACTGAGATGGGCCGTGAAGTGTTCGGTCAGGACTTCTGGGTTGACTTGCTCCTGCCGCTGCAGGATAATTGGGCCGACACCGAACTGCTCCACAGCGACAGAGTGATAACAGATGCGCGGTTCGTGAATGAAGCGGAACGAATCAAGCTGCTAGGCGGCTACATCGTTGAAGTGATCCGCCCTGGATTCGGAGCGAGCAATCATCTAGCAGAGACTCCATTGCCGAGGGAATTGATCGATTTCGAAATAATGAACGACGACGATCTGCGCACACTGTATCAGCGAACGGAGGTATTGATCCGTGAACTTCGACGACTATAAGGAATTCACGCACGAAACAGCGATTTACCCGATGTCTGTGGAAGACGTGGAAGAAATCAGCCAGAAGACCTATCTCGAGGATTTTGCAAACTGGCTAGCTCTCTCCTACGTTATCGGCAAGCTGAATGGTGAGGCGGGCGAGCTTGCTGAATTGCAGTTCAAGGCGTTGCGTGACGAAGCATGTCAAATCTCTCCTGAGCGGAAGGAGGCAATGCGGAAGGAGCTTGGTGATGTACTTTATTATGTGGCTCGGATTGCAGTTCATCTTGATGTGTCTCTGGATGCTATTGCCGTGGAGAATATGGAGAAGCTCAGAGACAGAAAAGATCGTGGCGTACTACAGGGATCGGGAGACAACCGATGATAACGGTACAGTTGTTCAAGGGTAACGGTATCCAGCCTTACTACCTCCGCTTCGTTGCCGAGAACGGCCAGACGCTATTCACAAGCGAAGGCTACTTCTCTCGCTGGAATGCGAAGCGTGCCTACAACCGATTGGTCGAGCAAGGCCAAACTCTCCGCTTTGTCGATGTGAGCAAGAGGGCGCAGTAATGGAAGTAATCGAACCAGGACATATATATGATCTGAATCAACTTGACGGCGATGGTGAGCCCCTTCGCCTGATCTTCGTGAATCGCGAAGAAGGTGATGAGCATGAGGGAACCCAAACTCAAGAAGTTCTCCGCATGCAGATCGATATGCTATCTGTCCTCATCGATAGAACCAACCACTGCGATGCCTGCATCCGCTGGGAGAATAACGATAAGATTATCAAGGCTCTATCCGAAGCCCAGAGGCAGATGCGCTTAGCAATTCTCCATCACGAAGCAAGAGTGCTAGAGCGGCACATGGAGAAGGATGGACTTGAACCCGAAAAAATTCCTATCGGAGCCGACGGACATTTCGAACGAGGTTTCCACTGATGCCTAGATTCCGCAAGAAGCCAGTTGAAATCGAAGCCATGCAGTATCCAGGGATGCGGGAGCATGCTGAGGCTGCGGAAGTTTTGAGGTGGCTGGAAGAGCATGGAGTTTCTAACTATCACGACCGAGGGCTTATAATCCGGACGCTCGAAGGCGATATGCTTGCGCAGCCGGGTGATTGGATTATCAAGGGTGTGCAGGGAGAGTTCTACCCTTGCAAGCCCGATATCTTCGAAGCAACATATGAGAGTGCCAATATTCCTGAAGACCCACTCCTCGGACTGGCAACTACTCGCCAGCTATTGAGTGAATTGCAAGCTCGCGCAGAAGTTGGCGGCTATGCAGATTATAGTCCGGTGGATGATGATGCCTAAGCTCACAGTTAATGCGCGTTCACTAGAGCAACGTCTACTTCGTGTAGTCGAAGAGGCTTGTAGGGAGTACGGACGTACTGAGACAGGTATCACTCCGTACATTCACCATAGTTGGGGTGAGGAATCATTCCTCCTGGCGATTGACGGTGGCCCCTCGTTTATGGTTACTGTTCATCTCTGCGACGATACGGAGTAACATGTCTTTGCGCATGGAAGAACCTTTGACTCGGAAGCATCCCGATGCAATCTGCGAAGAATGCCCACTATTCAACAAGCCATGCGCAAAGACCATCGCTCCGCGAAACCCGACCACAGCCGTAATCTCTCGCTCTCCTGGTTATCACGAAGCTATGGCTGGTCGGCCGTTTAGCGGGCCGTCAGGCGAAGTATTGAACTACCTCCTGAAAGAGAACGGTGTCGATCGGAATGACATTCTACTATCAAATGTTGTACTATGCGCGCCGGATGCTGGAAAGGTACCGCCAGAGGCAATCAAAGCGTGCGCTCCGCGTGTTGCAAAAGAACTTGCTGGAGTCAAGCTCATTATCGCCGCAGGATCGGAAGCGGTTAATCTCCTTATTGGTCGTGGATCAATCGACCGATATCGCGGATATCGCATTACTGACAGCGACAACGGAAGAGTCTACGTTGCTACTAACAATCCGGCACTCGTCCTCCGGGACGATTCCACGTTCCCCAACCTCCGAAAAGATTTTCGACGAGCTTTCAATCCGCTCCCCGAACCAACCCTACCCGAAGTTGAGGTAATAGAAGATGTTCAGGAAGCGAAAGAGTATGTACTTCGATTGCGGGAGTCTCCTCAACTCGTTGCAAGCGATATCGAAAGTCGTGGAGGACTCACGCATAAGGCAACCATCGTCTGCATGCAGTTTGCAACAGAGGGTGGAAGTGCCGTTGTGTTGGGCGAGCGGGGAGGCATTTGGGAAGATCGAGACTTTATTGAGAATTTCCTACGACCCCTCTTCGAGTCCAGACTACACAATTTCGTTTGGCATAACGGAAAGTTTGATACCAAGATTCTCCGATATGGCTATGGCATTGAGGCGAGGGTCGATCAAGATACTCTCCTGATGAACTATGCTTGCGACGAGAGAGGCGGTGTGCATGGTCTAGAATATTGCTTGATGGAAGAGTTTGGCTGGCCCGATTACGAGCCCGATTCCGTCAAGAAGTTCAAGAAGACAGGCGTGGTCGAGAACTACGACGAGCTTCATACGTATGCCGGTTGGGATGCTGCAGGAACACTGCAGCTTTATGAGCGGCTCTTGCCTCGCATCGAGGAAGAGAAGACTCGCACCGAGTACGAGAAGCTTCTGCGCGAAGGTAACGAAGCTACGATTCGGATGGAGCTTGCTGGCTTCCGCTACAACGTCCAGGAAGCTGCCGATCTTATGGAGAACGAGGTTGGCCCTGAGCTTAAGGAACAGGAGCTTAAGCTGAGGACGCTGATCGACAAGCCTCTCTACAAGCCTCGCTCAACGAAGCAGAATCCGATCCTCTTCTACGACGAGTGGAAGATTCGCCATGCGATGCAGGATCGCCCGGATAAGAAGCGATCCGTCGATGAGGCGGCACTGAACGAAATCGTCGCAGGTCGCTTTACTACGCGCCTGGATGATAAGCGCCCGCTGATGCAAGCGTTCGCGAAAGAGCTACTTCGCTTCCGCGAGCTAGATAAGCAGGCATCGACCTATATCGTAGGAATGATCGAAAGGGCAATCGATGATCCAGAGGGTCGCATTTACACCGATCTACTATTGCACGGCACGGTCACGGGACGGCCGTCATCGCGTAATCCGAATCTTCTCAATATTACGCGGACAAAGGAAGGTCTTCCTGATATTCGCAAACTATTCATCCCCTCACACGGGAGACAGATCGTTGCGGCTGACTATAGCCAAGCGGAACTTCGGACTATTGCTTGGCTCTCCCAAGACGCAGAACTTCTTAGGAACTACAGAGAAGACAAGGACTTGCACTCTCTGGCTGCAGAGCGCTTCTATGGTGAGGGCTTTTCATCTGAACAGCGGAGCAAGGCCAAGAACATGAACTTCGGCGTTGCCTACGGACAGTCGGCGGCAACGTTCCAAGAGAAGCATGAGATTCCAGAGAAGGAAGCTCAGAGGTTCATCGATTGGTGGTGGCAGTACTTCGGCGGCGTAAAGGAGTGGAAGCAGCGTGTCATCAAAGAAATGCGGACTGGGCGTGTTACTACTGGGTTCGGCAGGGTACGCAGGTTTCATCTACTTACGAAAGAAAATATCAATGCAGCTATCCGGGAAGCGGTTAACTTTGTACCGCAATCGGTTGCAGCCGATTTCACCCTCCTGGCAGTCATCCGCCTCGGTGGGGGATACTCGATTCAACCTGAGATTGATT